GTAACATGACAGTTCCACAACAATGTCTCAGAAGCCTGGGCTGTGCCCCATGTAAAGAGAGTTAGAAAGCTCTCTCTCATTGCAAAAGATGTAATGTCCAACTCATCTTGCCCTCCAATGCCTGAAATACGAGGGTCAATAGATAGCTCTTGCTTGCAATCAAGTGCTAACTTGGTGGACTGGTCAGTTATGTTACTGTTGGCAAGATTACCTACAGTAGAAATTTTCATCGGAGCAGGATCAGAAATCATAACCGGCCTGGAATAACCGTACAATCGTGCAATTTCAGCCACGGCGCTGGCTGCTAATTCTGTTGCCTTAGCAAAAGGTCCTATCATAGGCGCAGAAGTTAACATACCAGCGACGCGTGAAACAATGCCTGCTGGTCGTGAAATAGGTCCAGTTCCATACTCATCGCTCCCACCAGATTGAGGAGCAAGTGCACCAGGTTCAGATGTCGTCGGGACAGACAAGACAACATCCTCAGCCCATGCAAAAACTGAAATTGTACACGATTCAGAGGCACCATTTGCGTGCTTCAATGAATTAATTGAACGGAGATTCATGGTTCCCATATTTTGATACTCTTCCAAAGGAATGTTGAGATTATCACGATACCACAAAAATGGTAAATGCAATTCCCCGCCTGCAGAGTAGCACGGATCAATATAAATGTGTGGACGTTGGGACGCCTCCACAACATCAAGCACAAACGGCGACCGATTAACAGTCACCTGATCCTGGGACGGCAGTGGTTGGTACGAAGCGATTGCTCGACCATAGAAAAAACCGTTACCGTTGATCATAATCTTCACCTTGAGTGTAGCACGCATTAAATTAAAGTTCACAATGCGATTAATAACTCGTAGATTCTGAAAGTACAAAGACCAAGGATTAAAGTTTTGGAACAAAGTTGTTCCAGTTCCCCACTGATACGATGCGATCTTAATCGGACGGGAAAAGAAATTCCCAAGATCAGCATCTGTTGAGTCTGTATTCATACGAGTTGGGTCAATTGTAGTAGGAATCTCGTAGGCATAACTCGCCTCCTTATCCGAAAAGGAGACAATCTGCGATTTTTCGCTATCACTCGCAGTTACGATCGTGAACGCATTACGTTCACTACCAGATTGTGGTTCGAGATCTGGTTGCTCGAATAGAATGTGAGTACAGAACACGTCGGACCATTCCGAAGTCCACACGACTTGTTCCTCCTCACTGCCTGACTGCGGTTGCAGGCCAGTTTTTGTTTTCATTTCTTTGGTACAACAAAACAAATTTACAAATACATTAAACGGAATAATAAAAATAGATAAAAGACAATTAGTAACCCCACTATATTCACGACACACCTCGGGTTAAAGGTGCCCGGAGAGCCCACGTTCTTTGGCCGGCGAGACCTTCTCTAAATAGAGACACACAAACGTTACCTACGATGAGAGTCCTGTCCACTACTAACTGGTGTTTTGGATACCAGAAGTACAAGTAGTGCGGTATATTCCTCTCAAAGGAGAATTTAGCGACTAGGCGTATCCTCAACGCCTATTGGTGTATTTATAACGCCCCCACCTAAGGGCGGAGTCCATCTAACTGGACTTCGTCTTTTTCTGTTGCCGAAGCTTGCGCTTAGCATTGAGATACAAAACACGCTTCTCAAGTACATCCCTAACAGCTATGCGTTCCATAAAATTCAAGAATGCCTCATCTAACTGAGAGTTTTGTACCTTGTTCATATCTCTACCGGTATATTTCTTAACCAGCGTCAAACCATGCTCGGTCGCGGCACAAGAGTAGACCGGCATGCCAGTTAGCAAGTGCATCACCTTACCATATTTCTTAGCCTGACGACAAACCATAATGAAGCGAGTTTCGCTGTTCTTCGTAACCTTAAGCTCGATATTAATAATACCTGACGTAAGTTTAGCCGTGTTACTGGCCCCAAAGTAATACAGAAGATCAATTTCACCAACATCTAAAAAGCGGTGATTCTGAAATTTTGGTTTCTTTCGAAGTCCATCAGTAATAATATCCATAAGCTCCTCCTCATTGTCGGTAAGTGACGCATCGGAGAAGTCATCCGTCAGAAGAGAAATAGTTTCCAAAGATACAACACCATCACCAGATTGCGGTGATAGTTCTTCATCATACTCCTCATCTCCAACAATATGGTGATTTAGAGCATCGTCATCAGCAAAGGTTCTCACCATTTCATCCCAGCCGGGAAGCTCAAATAGAGATCCAAAGTGACGACGTCCAACTTGCTCCAGTTGAGATCGTTTTTCTTCAAACACATCTTGACCATGTAAAAAATATTCACGGTTAGCTGTGTGAATCGCCATAAACGATACATCCGCTGGCGAAGCTTTCTTTCCTTTTACATTATGTAACAGCTTAGAAATTGAAGCTTCCTCAATAGGAGCGACATAACGATCAAGATCAGGTTCATACCGAAAGCC